ACGAGCGTGTGGTTCAGATCCTTGTAGACAAGTTCGGTCCTATTGAATCCTTCCTAAAGGCAGACGAGCTTGAGGGGTTGGGAGATAAGCTCCTGGGAATGGAAGACGAAGAAGCACTTGTAAGCAGTATTATCAGCAAGCTGGAGGTAGCATGAATGAGTTTGAACGTATGTGTCGACTGGTACATCGGGTTTACGAGGACATGATTGATTCTCATGAGCCTTACTTTGATGGTCTGATTCGGAATGACGTATGGAGTGAGGGACTTCGAAACGAGTTCCGCGAAGGTGTCGTTGAGCAGCTTCAGATTGAAATCAACGGTTTTGTCGGGGACGCGTAAGTGAAGAAGATTCTTATCGACGCAGGTAGGTCTTCTCGTGGGTGGTCACGGATTGGTTCTTTCTTTCGCTGCCCTCAGTTGTTTGCGTATCAGAACCGATTGGACATGAGCCTAATCCCCGCCAGTGCGCTTACCCGTGGCAGCATGGGCCACGTCATCCAGGCGCATCAGCACGCAATCTGGGGAGCGAAATCCCCCCAAGGCGTGTGGGTCGACGAGACACGGTACGATGACCCCAGCGTCTTTCTCGCGCCTGAAGAAGCCGTACAGGTTTGGTGCGATACCAATGGTGGGCATGAGTATATCGATCGTATGGTTGAAACGTTTCATCGGTACATGGATACGCACCCAGAGTGCCCAGGTGATGTCGTTGCGGTTGAGTACCCAGTCACAGCAGTCTTAGGTACGAAAGATAATGAGTGGGGCATGTGGGTAGTTCATCACGAAGAACAACACTTTAATCGTAGGGCGGCCTCAGTAAAGGCGTGGGATGGTTCCAAGATCATACCATCACCGCTTAATTGTCCCGGTCACCCTGACTCTGGCGCGGCAGTTGTCTTGACTCGCCGACTCGACCTTGTGATTCGCGACCGTGCCGGTAAGGTATTTATCTGGGACCACAAGCACCAGGCTCGCGTCTCGCCCAACAAAAGTGTCGACGGCTACGCTGTTGACGGTGGGTTTGCTGCGTTCCGAATCATGGGCAAGCAACTCTATGGCAAGGACTTCGGCGGGGTCGCATTGAATCTCATTCAAACTCAAGAGCCCTGGAAGGTTGCCCGCCCTATGGTTCCTGCTACGCCCCACAGAGACATGCACTTCGCTGACATGTTGTGGCGTGCCGAACACTCACTTGCTCGTCTTGACTTGGAGCTACCCACTTACTGGGACTGGCCGAAGGTACAGCACGAGACTTCTTGTGTCGGTCGTTATGGTGCATGCCCCGCGATCAAGATGTGTTTCTACGGTGAAGCGGTCACAATTTGACCCGACTGTTTCGTCGAATCTGTTAGTCTTTATCCCCCCAAAGCTAAATCAACCTGGAGAAATCATGGAATCAGATAGTGTGCTTCCGACCGTTATGATTACGGTTTACGGCAAACCAAAACAGAAGAAAACGAGTGACGCATTAGCCACCTTTCCGTCGGCTTTATTCCTCGGTGTGCCTTCTGCAATAACTCTCGTGGCGCAAAATGAATTGGGATTCACTCCATCGGTGCATCCTGAATCACCCAAGAATCTGCCTGATCTGGTGGCCTTTCTTCGCCGCTTAGCAGATACAGGTGAGGCGATTAAATACGGTGCTGTTGTCGTGGATGACTTGAGTCATCTCTGCCAACGCTCGATGCTTGAATGGGGAGAGGAAGCGCCAACAGGTCGCAGCGGTAAGAAGGATCGTTTCTTTCCCTACCAACAACTAAACCACTACTTGCTCGAGATTGCGCATTTGTCTCGGCACCTTGGTGTACACCTCTTGATGACCTTTCATGAGCGCATGCCGGGTACCAATGCCGATGGTCGCTTTTGTCCTGGTGGCCCAGACGTACCTTCACGTAACCAGGTAGAGACGCTTCCTGCCTGGTGTGATGTGAACGTTCGTGCGATGGTCGACCCGAACTATCCTGACCCATGGTTTCCAAGCATCTACTACTGCGACCCAACGAATCCTGAATGGGTAACTGGTGACCGTACCGGTGTGTGTTCGAAGAAAACGCCAGGAAACCTGAGGGAAATTCTACGTGCAAGTCAAAGTAATTACAGGCTTAATCGCCTAACTGATTTAGATTGGCAAGATGAGGTTGCCGATCTCGTAGCACAAGGTATGTTATCTGGAGCCACCGTTCAGGATTCAATCCAGTCGGCGGTGTCAGGTCGGACTGACAACCCATTACACCTTCGCTGGGCCTGCCAAGATGGCATTGCCCGTGGTGTTCTTATGCAGCAATCACGTAGGTCACTGTTTAATTTTGATGCGGTAGAGGCCGCAAAAGCAAACTCGCCGACGCTTCCACCACCGCCACCAAACTCTTGAGACGATTCAACCCCCGGTCAACTTGACCAACAACCCCAAAAATGGAGCCTATCATGGCCATTAAACTTTCCGGTAGCGCCTTTCAAGGCATTAGTTCACTTGGTTCTTCTGTACCAGAGGCGGGTCTTTACCCTGTCTCAATCGTAAACATCGAAACTGGTGCAAACGATAAGCCTGGTACACGTCGCTTCCACCTTCAATTCGAGAACGGCTTTAAGATGTTTACCTTCTTTAGCCTGCCTTTCGATGACAATGGGAATGCACTCCCAGGTCTGACGGACAAGCAAATCCGTGGTCGTATGGCTGCGATTCGCACCCTTCTTGAGTCTCTTGGTTACACCAAAGAGAACATCGAGACTGCAGCAGAGATTAACGACTCGTGGTTTTTGTCCGCGTTGAACGATGGTCGACTTGCTTACGTAGACTTCGTGCCTGGTCAGAAGGGTGTGCAGGGATCGTACAACGAGATCAACAAGTTCCTCACCAAAGCGCAGTACGATGCTCGTAAGGCAGCGGGTGAAGCTACTGTTGTTGCTCAACCAACAGCTACCGCTTCAGCGGCTCCAGCAAATGGTGCCCCTGTGCCTTCTGCTGGTGTTGCGTTGCCGCCCCTTGCAAGTGCTGCACAAGGTATCGTGAGTTAATTAGTGGCGTCTTTTGACCCTAAAAGTTGTGGCGCTCAATGCGACATCTGTCCTTTAGGGCCAGAAGGACCACTACGTAAAGATGAATGGAAGCCCGTCGGTGGAGAGTTTCACCGGGGGGCTTCTGTCATTGCAATTGCCGAAGCTCCTGGCGCTGATGAAGTTCAGCATGGTCGACCGCTTGTAGGTCGGGCCGGGAGTGAGTGGATGAATGCCTTGACCGCGAGTGGGAAACGACGGGTCGACATTGATCTTGACCACGTCATCTCATGTCGTCCTGGCGGGCAAGACTCAGGCGCTTGGCGACGAATGAGCAAGGCTTTAGATCGATTGAACCGTGCGCGTATAAAGAAGGGTGAGGAACCATACCCACACCCATCGACATGTTGTCGACCTCGACTACTCCAGGTAGCGTCGAGGTACCAGAATGTGATCACTTTAGGTAAGACCGCAACGTCAGCCTTGACGGGTCAAACAAGTAGCATTCAATCGACGCGTGGCGGACCTATGTATGTCAATCGTGATTGGGTTTGGGTGCCTGAAAACGGTGCGCGTAAGCTACTCCCAACACTGCACCCCTCGTTTATCCTGCGGGCTCCAAGTTGGCGGCATGTCCTCCAGTCAGACATATCAAAAGCCTTTCGATGGTTTAATGACTGCCTTCGATGGACTCCCCCCGATTCCTTAATCAATCCAACGCCGAAAGAGTTAGAGGCCTGGTTTGAGCAATCCGCGCCGTTCTGGGCCTACGATGTGGAGACCGACGGTATTGAGCCCTTAGAGTGTAATCTTCGAACTATCGCAGTTGCCATACCTGACATTGACCGTCGAGGTAATGCCGCACGAAACCTCATAAATCAAAACGCTCGTGCGGTTGGTGTCGGATTGTTATCGACGGATGGAGTGACACGGCTTTATCCGCCCGAACAAGAGAAGGAGATCAAAGACATCTTCCGTCGTGTCTTTACTGATGGGCGTGTATGGGTGGGTCATAACGCTGGGTACTACGACCGCATGGTTATTGAGACTCAGCTTGGCGTGACTCCGAAGCCCTTGGTCGACACACTGTTTCATGCGCGGTTCCGCGCACCTGATCTTCCCAAGGGGCTGAAGACTATTGGCTCAGTGCTCACAGATGTAGAGCGGTGGGAGACAACAGAGAAAGGTACAAAGATATCGACAGGTAGCCAAGATGACACGGAGCTTCTTCGATACAACATCATTGACTCAACGGTGAACGCTCGAATCGTTGTGCCTTTGATTGATGCCTCGTCTCTCGTTGGTGTGTTTGAGCCATCAAATCCGGGGCTTAAGCCCAGGGGTTGGCCGACAGATAAGCCGTGGAACCTCAATGAGGTTGACCATGCAACACAAGAGATGTGTGTTGGTATGCACAAATCAGGCGTATGGGTTGACCAGAAACTTCGTGGTGAGCTTGAGCTTGAGTACGAGATATCAGTGAAGAAGCGCTACAAGAATCTGCAGTCATTGGCACAAAGCATCGGCATTAAGCATCTTGATTCCGCTTCAGTTGACGATTTGAATCCTGGCAGTGCTGATCAAATTCGTAATCTATTGTACGAACATTGGGGTCTGGGCATTCCTGCTTCGATGGATGCGCGGGTTT